ATCAATGTTGTAGAGCGTCATGTACTTGCCGCCATTGATGTACGCCTCCGTATCAAACGTAAGATCGACACTCAGTTCGTCACCTTCAAGATCCCCGCCGTCCGTAGGTCTGCCGACAAATGACAGATTTGCGTATGGAAATTCAGCCTGTTTTGACGGATCGAATATCACGCCAAAATGCTTTGCCTGAGAATTGGCGAGTAAGTACGTTCGCCATGCCTGATAGATTTTTTCAAAATTTACTTCGATCATGACTTGAATACCTTTCTCGCTTCTGATATAAATTTATTGCGAATTTCCTCATCTGCTTTCGCAAGGGGCTGTGCGGCTTCCGTACCATGTGATGTCTTAAACCGTCCTAATGACTCATCGTAGTACACCCAGTAGTCATTCGCGCCCTTGCCTTGACCGTACGAACCGATGGTGTATCCAAGCTGTACGCCGAACGGATTCGGACTGCCTCCGGCAGAACCGTTGAAATGAACACCCGCGCCGAATTCGATAAACGCTATGTCCTTGCCGTCCAACACCAGTGTGGCTCGTGACTTCGTAATGCCGTCACTGTCTAACCGTACATATCTATGGATGTCGTTAAAATCCGAATCGCCCGAACTGTATTTGTTGGCATCGATAACCTCCAGACCGATATCCACAAGACGGCTGACAAGTTCCATTGTCTTGAAATTCATCTCTTCCTTGTACTTCAGAACTTCGTCAATTGCCTTTTGGATTGAATCCGTAGAAAGCGTCATCTTTATGACTTTACTCATCTCCCGCCACCTTCTTGATTCCGTATCTGGCAATCGTGCCTTTCTGCGTATCGCCGATATGGTTCAGCACATAATCCGGCTTTGTAATCGGTTCGCCATTCTCATCCAGAACAAGTTCTTTAGTTTCAGCATCCAATACCGGCACTACATCGACATAAAGCATCATGCCCTCAACGGGCTTGAAGTCACGGTCAAAGCTGACAATATATCGATTATATTCAGCTACGATACCTACAGGCAGTTCGTGCGGCGTTCCAGTTGTGTTGGATACTGTGAATCTATGTTTCTCAGGCTTACTGTATGTTGTACTCCCCTCGATTGTTTCATCGTTCCTTGTGGCGATTGTAGTCCATACGTCTTGTTTACGTCTTTGGAGACTTCTCATATATCAACCCTCCGTATAAATCATGTTCCGATCCCGCCGTGTATTCTTGGAACATCCCTGTGCGACAGTGGAGGGTTCTGCACACAATCGCACAACGCCAACTGATTCGCTTAAATAATTCTTGCTAAAGGGATGATGCCGTGGAAAAAACTTGGAGGTGTGCCGCCCTTTTCCCATGAGGTGGTCTGTCCGGCTTCATAGAAAGTAGTCACTCCCTCTTTTCCGATCTTGTCGTAATGGTACTCGCAGATTCTGCGGATAGATCCAGGATACCGCTTGAGAACATCTTTCTCCTGTGATTCCTTCTCTTTCTCATCTGAGTAGCCAAACGGAAATCTCGCATTCCTGACTTCCTCTATTGCATCATCCACAATCGACTCAACAAGGGAAGATTGTCCGTTTTTGTAATCATCCCCCGCATATACGGTTAAGATCGATATGAATTCTTCCCTCGTCATCATCGTTATCACCTCTTGGGCTGTCTGCCCCTTCTGCCAGTAGGCTTCTCAATCGTGGGGGACTTCTCAGGTTTTTTGGCTTCGGGAGAAGCCTGTCTCAGCTTCTCCTTACGCCTATGGATCATCATTCCCATGCAGCACCCCCGATTAAGAAGCGAGAGTGACCTTAATCAGCTTGCTCGTGTCGTACACATACGGAGCGAACAGCTTGGAACCGATGATGTAGTTGGTCTGATCGATCTTGTCACGGTCGAACTCAACAAGAGTATCTCTCTTCATGAAGATAGCAAGAGCATTCGGCTTAACGATGTAAGCAAGGTTTGCCGTTCCCGTTGTCTTTTCGTAATAGTTGCCGAGATCTGCGGTTACAGGATTCGCAACAACTACATAACGTCCATCGGCATCCTTCTCGTAATATGTCTTGCCAGAAGAAACAGCAGAGTCGGAAGTCTTTGCGAATGTAGAGGAAGATGTGTTCGCAAGTCTGTTCGCCGGAACAACCTGACAACCGTGAACCATACCGATAGTGCCGCGAATGATGGCATCCGCACCGATCTCCGTGTTCGGGATCCATGCCTTGGACTTTCTCAGCCGCGCATAGAAGGTCGGGGGAATCACGAGAACCTTATCGCCGTCAATATCTTCGCCGAACTTCGTAAGGCAGTCGGCAATGCCGTCAGCCGGGTCGGAATTTGCGGCAATCGTCTCTGTGAGGACAGCATCCGTATCCATTCTGGCAAGCAGATCAGCTTCGACCTTATCATTAATCGCAACGACAACCTGACGAGCCGCCTCCTGTGCGATGTCGTTGTTATAGCCGGAAAGCAGTGCCTCGTCTGTAAACTGAATGGCTCGACCGATCTTGGAGATCTTCACCTTCCGAGTGGTCTGCGACAGCTTCGCAATCGGAATGTCCGCACCTTCAGCAACCGCCTGTGCCGCGCCAACATACTGGTACTGCGGGAGCGTCACCTCATCTCCCGGTCTGCCGACAAGGGTATTGTCGATATGGGCAAGCGGGGCAAATCTGATAGCATCAATTAATTTCTTGTCAATGTAATCTGCGACAACCTGGGGATCGAGAAGATCCGCAAGCATCGTGGTATTAGCGGTAGCACCCATTTTTATACCTCCGTTGTATTATGCATTTATTCTTGTGCGAGAAGTCTGTTATAAGTTTCAAGATCTTCTCTTCTTAACTTTGTTTTTTCAAAGAGATTCATCTCTCTGAACTGTTCGACAGTCAACCCACTGTGTGTGCCGCCGTCCGGGATGTCAGGCCTCGATTTCAGCCACTCAGCTTTTGCCGCCTTTAAAGCGTCCTCTTTGTTCTTGTTGATGTTGGCAAGCACTGTGTCCATATCGCCTTTGATTTCGGCAGTGGCGGTTGCTTTCGCCAGTTCCACGTCCATGCCCATGCCGATGTAACGGCTCGATGCTTCAGTGATTAGCTTGAACTCCTCAAGTTCCTTCACATAAGCATCCATCTGTGCTTTTGCCTGTGCTTCAGCCTCGTCCTGTTGCTCCTGTGCGCTCATGCGTTCTCTCTTCCACTTCGTCAGTTCCGCATTGTCATGCGTCAGCTTATCGATGGAATTTTTGTACTTCGCACGTTCCGCATTCGCCTGTGCCAGTTGCAGTGTCAGTTCTTCGATGGTCGGAGTCTTCTTCTCCGGCTCCTTATTCTTCTGCTCATTTGCATCCGGCTCTTGCTGAGTATTCTTATTCTCTTCAGCCATAATTAATTCCCTTTCGTGAAATTTGTTATCCCGCTTTCTCTAGCGGTGCGTATTTGTGTTTTAATGACTTCTCTGTCAGTTTCGTACTTGTGAAATTTGTTAAGCCCCTTCTCTGGGGCTTATATAAAAGCCTTACGGCTATTATTTTTGGTAGGACAAGCTGCATCTGCAATTCACCAGTTCTTCATCGCTGACTCCCATTGAATCATCGCCCGGAAATTGCAATAGACCGCCTCTTGCCATAAACGGTTGATCTATCGGCATTACTGTTCCGTTCAGTTCTGCATGGCTGTCACGCTCTCTGCCGTCCATGATGGTATTCCATCTCTTCCGTGTATATCCGGCTCTCAGTGCTTCAGCCAGTTCGGAATATTCGTAGACGAAGTTACTTTCTTCTTCAGCAATGGCTCTCGCTCTGTCCCTTGAGTAGTAATAAGCATCATCGAGATGCCGCATCAGCACCGCAAGCATTCCATAGATGGTTTCATCTGCCCTTCCCGGCAAGCGTCTGTCAGGATCGTAAATGCCATCGACAGCATCGAGATATTCCTGTCTTGCCTCTTCGATATCCTCGATGCGGTAAACCATCGTGCCAGACAAGCGGTTTATTTCATCAAGTCCGCTGATAATACTGTACTGTCTCTGAGACTCATAAGCCGTAATCAGGAGTCCTTCAAATATGGTGTCGAGCCGCTTTGCCAAATCTGCTCTGCGGCTCTTCTGCACCTTGCTGATCTTCATCGGCCTGTAATACTCATCATACGGTTCGGATACCGTGTACCCGACCTTATCGTTTAAGTCCTTGTAACTGCGGACTTCACTTAGTAACACCCGCGCCATGTCTGCCACCTGTGCTTGTTGCCGTGCCGCCTATAAACGGGCTGTTTGACGCTTGCATCGATGAGTCCTGAGAGCCTGTCTTCGTCTCGACCGTGCCGTCATCATCGATTTTCATATCGCCGCTTTCGCCCGACTGCGCTCTGCTGATTGCAGCTCTCTTTGCCTCGAAGTAGAGATCCAGGTATTCCTGGCTGTCCTCGTAAACGAGATTCGTATCGGGAAACAGCTTAATCGTCTCGATTGCATGTTTCGGATCGATTCCGTTATTCAGCAGTGTTGCAAGCGTGTTCGCTTTTGTTGCCATGTCGTAATTACGGTCGCGGAGTATGCTTGGCTGAATATCCGAAATATTCAAGTGCAGTGCTTTGCTGTCTTCCGGCGTATCCGTGGATTCTTGAATCGCCTTGAGGATCAGCCTTGCGACTTGCATCTTCCCTCTGCGCATGTAGGCTTCTTCTTTCTGAGCCTGTACTTCCGCATTTTCCCATCCAGAAGACATGGACATCGCGGTTCCTGTTGAACCACCACCCGCAGATGCCATGATCGGGACAAAGCATCTTTGCTTGATGATGTCCCGCTGATATTTGATGTTGCTCAGAATGCCATCATACTGCGTTGCAATCACAAGTGCTTGAACGCTTGCTTTCTTGTTTTCGCCGGATTCCGTAAGTATCCAACCGCCGGACTTCGGTACTTTGTATCCAACCACATTCCCATCGGAATCATACTTTTCGGGAAGGTCGAGATTATCTCCCCACCACAGCGCCTGTGTATCCTGTGCAACATTGTTGCAGAAATCAGATTCAAGAATATTCAGCGCATCGATAGCGGATATTTGTCTCTCAAAGCATCCCATCCTGTCTGACGATCTAATGAATTCGACAATGTTGACCATCTCAAACGGATTCTTTTCTCCGTTTCTCCACCCGAAGACCATGCCGTCTTCTTCGTTCTCTCCGTCAAACTTGGAGAGATTTGTGATTTGGAACCTCTGGCTGTCCGTCATGCATGTGAAGTGCGTATTGCCGGAATTGTCCGTCACATACGTCACGCCCATGAGAGGCCTGTGATGCACGGAATTATCATAGACAACAAAAGTGTTCATCGGGTTCAGCGTGACGATATCAAACACCGCAGTGCAGTCCACGTTGCGCTTAATATCCACAAGCTGATACCCTACTCCGCACGTTTCAACAAAGTATCCCAGTTCCGCATCCGCTGAAAAGACATCTTCTTCGTTCAGCATCTCGTTGATTTCAGCAATGCCGGAATTATCAACCTTTGAATCACTCTCGTTCGCGTCATAGATACTCCGTTGCTTGTAGGTAATTGGGTTTCCCCACTTGTACCCGGTCTTAAACTCAACAATCTCGTTCGGCAACGAGTCCGTGCATATGATGTCAATATCGTGACGGATTACCTTCTTCCGCTGAAGCGGTTGGTCGCCGCGCTCGTACTTGATCAGGAAGTTGATGCGCTCCCGATTCAGCAGATGCACTGTATAAGCATCAAGAAGCACCCTCCTGACATTTTCTTTGGTTATGTATTTTTCATCTGTCGTAATCAGGATTCTCCCGTACTGAACAGATTCGTTCACTAATGCCATGCCGCTCCTTGTATTTTGCGTACTCCTTTTCGGTCATATATTTGCCGCGAAACTCAACGCCAGATGCCTGTCGAATGTTCCTTGACGGAATATGTACCCAGTAACGCTTTTCCTTGTCGTTGTCCATCTACAGTTTTCCTACTTTACCATGCTACATGAAATTTCTAGGAATTTTAGGAATTGTCAGAATTTATATTTTCTGAGTATCTGTCCTATCCTCGTCTGATCGTAATGCATCAGAAAAGCTATCTGCTGTTGGCTCTTCCCGTCAATGTAGTAGTACTTGCAGATCAGCCTGTCTCTGGCGTTCTCAATGCTCTTGATGTATGTCAGTACGCTTTGAGTGATTTCCATCAGTTCCTGTTCATCATTCTCGTACTGGTTCAGCTGAAGGAGCAGTCTCGTGCGCTTGGACGCATAGTCACGCATTGGCACTCCCTCGATGACAAAATGCTGAATCCCGCCACTGCCGCCCTTTACGGAATCCTTTGTGGTTCCACTGTTCTCGATGTCTGTCAGCTGATGTTTCGTTCTCGCTATTCTTCTCTCAAGGTCTTTTAATTCCTTTTCGAGATATCTGTACTGTTTTAGCTTTGAATACGCCATTAAAACAAACTCCCCATTATCACGGCCTGTTTCCTCGCACCGGGATTTTCGATGAACATATCAAGCTGAGTCAATCCGTCAGCTGCGTCATCATGCTCGTTCTTGCCAATCGTAACGAACATACACAATTCTTCCATCGCTGCCTGATATTCTGCGGAACGGTGATCCTCGTCCAAAAAGATGAACTTTCGTTTAATGTCACCCGAATATGCTATAATTTTCTCCATCTTGGAAACCTTGTTCGGGGCTTTCCGTGATGTGCAACTGCATTTGTAGCCATGTTCCTGTAGGCGTTCGTCCACATACTGCGCATACAGATCGCCGCCTGTGTTGCCCTCAAAGCGTATCTGCCGGATTTCGTTGTTCATGATCTGCCCTGTCACGAGCGGCAACGTATCTTCCTTCTTCCCGCCGTTAAACACCCAGTCAAAGATAAAGACTCTCCCATCCTCGTACTCTCTGCCAATCGGCATGGATAAGCTGTCGCCGCCGCCCCACGCCACGTCAACCGCAGATACGACACGGCTGTCACCCTCCGGCAGTACGCCGTTGTAAAATTGCAGTTCGTCTTCCGGGAATAAGAGTCCTTCACGGACGAACGGCCTCTGCTGATATTTTGCCTCCCACTCGTTTTTGTCGAGTCTCGACCGCACGTCTTTGTAATACTCCGTGCTGAATCCAACTCCGTAGTCATATTGGAAATTGCTTTCACCTTCAGCATTCAGCGCGGGTATCTCAATGAATTTGTATCGCGGATTATTCTTCTTGTCAGCCTTAACTCGTCCAAGAGGATCGATGGTGTTCCACCTGGTTCCCACCATCAACTCTTTTGATCCGTCATTCTTTCTGTCTACAAGAACATTGAGATAATCCTGATACCGATTCTCCAGTCTGGACGGACTAAGTGACTCCATTCTGTCACGAACAAGGTCATCGACATAAAGGTATCCGTCAGCAGAAATATCGACAGCACCCGTCCATGTTCCGTCAATACCTCGACAGGTCAGTGTCGCAAATCTGTCCGGCTTTCCGAGATTGATCTCCTTTAAGTCAGCAGACTTTCTTTGTAGCTTCGCACGGGGAAAAATCTCTCTGAACGTGTATTCGTCAGTTCCTATCAGGTTGAGCGCTTCACTGTAAAATCCATTGGCAAGGATCCCGGAGTGACCAGACATGGCGTTGTGGCTATTGGGACGCTTGCCCATAACCCATGCCATAAAAAATATACACATAGTAGACTTGCCTACCCGAGGGGGTAAGCTGATTCCAAGGAAGTCATACTCTCCGTCTTCCAGTTTTTGCAGTTCTTCGACAAGAACATGCAGAGTCTTTTCCCGTGGACGATAAAACTGCTTTTCAATCGGCCTGTACCGCTCCATGTAATACAAAAATGATTCAAACCAGAACGGAGCCTCCCACCGCAGAAAATCCCAATACAGGTCGAAAATCCTTGGATCATCCGCATAGGCATGGGCATATTTGTGTGCCAGAATGGATTCATGCACGAAATACTTACATTCCTCGACATGACCGCCTTTTGTAAATTTCCAGTCGATCTCCGCATCCGTCAGCAGTTGATACGCCGCAAGCAATCCTTCGTAGGTTTTATATTTGCGTCTATTGTCAGCTTTCAGCTTCGCAAAAAGATCTTTGTATTCCTGTATATTCTTCCTGATGACCATAAAAATAAGCCACTCCGCTCATGATTAGCGAAATGGCTCTTAAAAACAGATTACGCCCTATTCTGTTCGGCTCTCTGTCTCTGTATTCACTTCAAATGCTTCTCTGCAATAACTGGCGCGGCATTGAAATATCTGTCCTTTGATGACCGCACCGTCCGACAATGGAAATATCCTTTTGTGACAGTATGGACACGATATCCATGTGCGTCCCATGTGCCATTTAAACTCAGCTTGCTTCATCAGGTCTTTACTTCGATGTCCGTTCCTTTGTAGAAATATGCGATGCGAGGATACATGGCTCTGAAAGTCATCTTGGAACCGCAGTTATCGCATACATGCGGATATTGCGGAGGACTCGTTGGATATACAATTCCCTCCGGCCTCATTCTGCCGTTTCCACATTCATCACACGCATAGTCCAGTTCATACGCCTGTAGCTTCGACCTGATTTCCGACATGCTCACTCCTTGTCCATAATCACTCTCTTCGGGATGTCGCTGTACATGATTGTTGTTGCCATCTTCGTGAATACTTCTTTCGTCCGCTCACGGCTGTCGTACACGCCAATCGCAATGGGCTGACCACCGTTCGCCGGATGCGCATGAATATATTTGTCGTTCATTGTGATGGCGAGTACGTTGTCGTAATTCACCATTGTACTGCCGTTCTGTGCAAGGATTGTCATAATAACTCCTTTTTTGTTTTTTTAAATTTTTTTGAACGGCGATACCCGGACTCGAACCGGGATTGCGGCAGTCAAAGTGCCGTGTCCTGACCGATTAGACGATATCGCAGTGCGGGCAGAGTCAAAGATCGCTTAATAGTGTTCTCCCGGTCATCCAGGTTAATCTCCGCTCCGCATTCACAGTCACGGCTTCAACACGCTCCGCTGTGAAAAATTCTCTGCCCTGTCAGTATTTCATTTCCAAGACGCTCTGGTGTCCAGTTTGCAGTTACAAGGTTCTTTTTGTTGTGATTTGCGATGATTTCACGCAAATGGTTAATAGTTACCGTGCCGATACTTGCGGTACGCCCTTTGGAAATTCCTCGCGTAAGAAAGGGTTCGGCGTTTTTTGTCGCGACCCGCAAGGTGATTGAACTCTCTGATGGGTATGTACACTCCCCATCCGGGAAAACCGCAGCGAGTTTCGAAACTCTTAACAGGACTCCCCGCCCTACTGCGGCACATAGGAGAAAACCATATGTCAAAGACATATGCATCCGCGAAGCGGTGACGAACCGCTATTGAGACTTCACTCATCACGGCTATACATCTGCCGGAGCCTTTCCGCTTCTGCCCTCTCAGCTTTCTTCATCAGCATCTCGTTGACATTCTTAGATGCCTTGAAAGATAGAAGCCAGTGTTCCGGCGATACCATCGGTTCACCTGTGACGATACTGAATCCGACCCTCTCAGCGCAGTGCTTTGCCTTAAATGTTCCGAATCCGCGAATCTCTACGGTATGTCCACGGCGGCATGCGGCAATGATGGTTCCCGTCATGATGTCCAGATTTCGTTCTGCCACATCACGAGGAATGTTCAGTTGTCTCTCTATCGCCGTCACGAGATCTTTCTTTCGGACGATACCTTTGCCGTTCTTTCCTCTAGGCATCTTCTACCCCCAAATCGCCAGTAAGTCCATCAGCACCACTGCGAAGACAAACAGCATGGCCTTGAATTCTCTGTCATCCAATCTGCCGCCAATCAGCGATACCAGTGCTATCAGGCCGAGCAGCGAACTAATCGAGGTTGCAATAATCTTGACCGCAATCACCATGCGTCACCTCCGCAGTTAAATCAAGCGCATCAATAAAATCCGTAAATACAATCTTGGCATGGTCGAAATCTTCAGCGCCGCCCGCCTCAAGCAGTGCCAACGCCGCAGCATCTACAAATCCGTCATCGATCTGTGCGTAAAGTTTCAACGCATCAACGGCATCCTTCAGTGACGAGATGTCAAATGCCAGATGCAGATCCGCAAGCTGTGAGATGTTCGCCGCAAGCGGTCTGAGTGTTATGTGCACCTCCGGCACGGAGTCAACCTGATGGTCAAAATTGAACGCCGATACACC